GATAGAGTTAGATACTACACAGTAAACAATGATGGAAGGGTTATCTCTGATAACAAACACACTTACGCAGGATATAGACCGTTCTATAGAACAATCATTGCGTCCGCAGTTGTAAATAATGAATTTAGAGGTTTATAATGAATATACTAATTACAGAATCACAAATAGATGTGTTGAGAAGAATATACGAAATTGGAGAAATTGTTGATGAGGCAATTATTGATTTAAATAATGACATTAAAAGTGGTGGTCCAGGTAATAAACCCGATAATTTTGGGGTTTACGAAAATTGGGTTGTTCGAAGAGTTAGTGTTATGTTTAAACATAAAAACCCTAACATTAACTATGAAAAACTTGATTTTTTGACAATTGTATCAGGGGAGTATAATGATAAACTTAGAAGAGGGTTTAATAGAGTTAGAAAGAAAAAATGAAAATTGTAATAACAGAGAGACAAAAGAAAATGATTCTTGAATCTGTCACAAATAAAGAAGTAATTTGTGACAAGTGTGAATGGTCTTGGGATTTATCTGATGGAGGTAACGACCCTTATATTTGTCACAAGTGTGGTCACGATAATTCTGAAGAAGATTTTACAGGTAAAAAGGTGATGGTCTATTATAATTTACTTAAACATACTTTTTCAGTAACATATAAAAGTATAGTAATTATGTACGCGGATTACGTTAAATTACGTGATGTGGAGTTTAGAGTGGGAAAAGGTGGTAAAGAAAGAGTTAGAGAAAAGGAAAGAAAAAATGTTCACGCATTTGTTATTGGTAAATTAGTGGATTACTGTAAGTTCCCTTGTAATAACATTCCAAAAGAATCAAACGATAATGTGGTTACTTATAACCCATACAAATACGATAGTTTTGTTTATAAAGGAACAGAAGAACCTGTATATAAAGCCAAAGAGGTTGATATGATTAACCAAAAAAATAAATTATTCGTGATTAACGAAGTAAGAAAGTTTTAAGATGCCGTTACCTAAAAAAATAAAGAAAAATATTCCTTTAACCGAATCCAAGACTCTTCTACCAAGAAGACAGGAATTAGTTGATAAAATTAATAAGGATGGAACCTATCTACCTAAGTCATTATTACATGCCGATTTGGATGGTGGATTTTTAGAATTTGTTAAGAACGAATTAAAAATTGATATTTTAGTAACTACTCAGAATTGGAGTCAATTTACTGAGACTTGGAATTTACAAAATCTTGACAAGAATGTTGAGCCTCCATTTATTACAACGGTAAGAGTTCCTGAAGTAAAATTTGGTACGAACCCTGCGGTACTTTATAATATCCCAAATAGACGACAATATTTTTACGCTCAAGTACCAACATGGGACGGACAAAGAAATGGTATGGACATATATAAAATACCTCAACCCGTTCCTGTAGATATTTCATATACTGTTAAAATAGTTTGTAACAGAATGAGAGAACTTAATGAATTCAATGAAAACGTCATAAAGAAATTTGCGTCAAAACAAGCCTACCAAGTTATTAAAGGTCATTATATTCCTATTGTTATGGGTAATATTTCTGACGAATCTGTAATGGAATTGGAAAAAAGAAAATTTTATATCCAAAGTTATGAGTTCACCTTATTAGGATTTTTAATTGACGAAAATGAATTTGAGGTTTCACCTGCGGTTTCAAGAGTTTTACAAGTTGTTGAATTTGACACGAACACTACAAGAAGACAAGTTAAGAAAGATATTAATACAGGTGGTAATGAAATTGATGTGTTGTTTGTTGTTGGTAATAATGTTAACTCACAAATATTTGATTATACCACAAATATAATAATTTCTACTCCGACTAATATTGAAAGTTTTGATGTCTATATTAATAATGATTATTATGGCTCTAATTTAACAGAAATCCAAATAAACACCGATGATAAATTAAAATTTGTGATTGTTAAAACAGATGAAACCATAGAATCAATAATTAGGTTATTCGGTAATCCGATTTAATTCTCACCGTACACATCAGGTTTCGCCTTACACGTCTCAACTATCATCCTTTCTAAGAATCGATACATTTTAATCCCCTTCTTTTCACAATAGGTCTTTAGAATATCATGAACCTCAATTGATATCTTTAGATTCTTTATTTTTTTTACTTTATCGTCCATGGTAGAAAAAAGGCAGAATTTATTCTACCCAATTTATAAATACTTACTACAAAGTAAAGTATTTTGGTTTTTTTTCTAATATTTATCTATAAAATAAATTAACAAGCTAAAAGAAAAAAAATAATGGCAACAAATAACAAAGTATTCGTGTCTCCTGGAGTCTATACCTCTGAAGTTGATTTGAGTTTTGTGGCACAAAGTGTGGGTGTTACAACTTTAGGTATTGTTGGTGAGACTCAAAAAGGTCCCGCTTTCGAACCTATCTTTATCAGAAACTTCGATGAGTTTTCATCATATTTCGGAGGAACATCTCCTGAAAAATTCATAAATACACAAATCCCTAAATATGAGGCATCATATATCGCTAAATCCTACTTACAACAATCTAACCAATTGTTCGTAACAAGAGTATTAGGTTTATCAGGTTATGATGCGGGTCCGTCTTGGTCAATCACTACAAAGGCTAACGTTAATCCAACAACGGTTGAGTTCGATTGTATTTCAGGTCAAACTGTTAATTGTGAGTTTGATTGTACTTTATTTAACATTATTAGTTACTCAATTCCATTTACGGGATGTAGTAATAGTGTTAATAGTATTTCATTTACAGGACCGATTCCATCAGAAATTGACGCTAAATTAAATTTACCATATGAAAATTTTAATGGTAGTACTGGTACATTATATCAAGATATGACAAATCAAATTTTTGATATCATGAACGCAACTAATCCATATATTGCGGAAACAACTAACATTAATTATTACGGACCTATTTCAGGTGATGTATATAATTCACTATCACCAATTTTCACGGCAGAAACAAACGTATTTAACGTTGAGAATGTTGATGAGAGTATGATTAATTACGCGGCACCACAAAACGACCCTTGGTATTACGCATTATTTGACAATGTTGGAAGTGCGGTTTATAGTGGTTATTCGTATTGGTCTATTGTTTCAGGTTTAACGGAAGTTATTAGTACAACAACAACCACCAGTACTGTACCAACACCTACCCCAATACCTGACCCTTGTAATCCAACACCAACAGGAACAACAACAACAACAACATTACCTAAACCAACAAAATGTTATACAGGTATTTTAACAGGACAAATCTACATATATAAAGGAACCGCTTACACAGATTTTGATGATTTAGTTGTTGCGACTTTACGTTCAAGAGGATTAGCAACATACGGTTCTGATGATGGGGCGGTTTATGAAGTTCCAGGTGGAGTTAACGCGTATAATGAATTTGACGGTCATAATGTACAATTAGATTGTACAGGAGCGTATTCGGGTGTAACTAAAAACCCATTCTCAACATTTGGTATTAATGTGATAGATAAAGACGGTAATCCGTTCTTCTTCGAAACATCATTATCAAATTCAGACAGTAAGTACATTTCTAAAGTGTTCGGACAATCTAATTTTGCAAAACCAAGAACTGTTGTTCCGTTGTTTGTTGAAGAAAGATTCCAAGCATTATTAACATATGGTTGGAGAAAAGGATATATTAGAGGTTTAAATTGTGAGTTAACAGCGTTACCTGACGCAAGACAAGGTGTTGACCCAACATCAATCGCTTGGTACCTAGAAAAATATCAATCACCTACATCACCATGGGTTGTGTCTGAATTGAGAGGTACAAAAGTATATAACTTATTTAAATTTACTACTATTGCTGACGGAGACAACGCGAATATTGAAGTTAAACTCTCGATAGCTAACATCTCATTTAACAATGGTACTTTTGACGTAATAGTTAGAGATTTCTTTGACTCAGACAATAGTCCTGTGGTTCTTGAGAAATTCACAAACTGTTCTATGAACCCTAACGATAATAGTTTTATCGCTAAAAAAATCGGTACATTAGACGGGGAATACGCTTTGAATTCTAAATTTGTTATGATTGAGATTAACGAGGACGCACCAGTAGACGCGTTACCTTGTGGATTCGAAGGTTATAACTTTAGAGAGTATGCGGGTGTTAGACCTCCATTCCCAGTTTACAAAACAAAATATGATTTTCCAGGTGAAGTAGTTTATAATCCACCATTTGGTTTATCTTCAGGAGCTGATGATGTAATAAGAAGTAATGGAGATAATGTTCGTAGAACTTATCTTGGTATTTCTGATACTGTTGGTTTTGACGTTGACTTCTACACATATAAAGGTAAACAATTACCATTAGATGTTTGTACGGATGTTTCAGGAGATGAATGGTCTTATAGAACAAGAGGTTTCCATATGGATATCAATGCAAGTGGAATCACAATCCCAAATTATTTTTCAACAAGTGGTACATCAGCATTCTTCGTAGGTTCAGCACCATTTACTTCAGACCCTGACGATGATACGAACCCGTATTATAGATTATTCGCTCGTAAGTTCTCGTTATTATGTCGTGGAGGATTTGATGGATGGGACATCTACACTGAACGAAGAACAAACTCTGATAGATTCGTATTAGGTAATCTTGGTTATAGAAAT